AATACTGGAACTGTTGAGTTAATAAGTCACGAAGCAACCAGGTTCGTAAGAGTAACTTCAAACGCCGCAACAGGTGGTGGGAAAATAGAAATAGCGGGCTCGGCCCAAGTTATTGCTGCTCCTTCAATTGCCGACCCAGGCGACTTGAGCGTTGCTGGAAGTGTCACCGTTGGCGGTGTGGTTGTTTTTGAAGGCGCAACCGCAAATGATTATGAAACAACCTTGCAAGTTGGAGACCCTACTGCAGACAGAACAATCACGCTCCCAAATGCAACTGGAACGCTTGCGATAAATGGCTCTATCGCACTTGGCACAGATACAACTGGTGGTTATATTGAATCGCTAGTTGCTGGGACTGGAATAACACTTACAAACAACAGCGGTTTAGAGGGTGCTGTTCCAACAGTCGCGCTAAGCAGTGGCGTTGTTACATCTACTGGAACATTCAACTCAGTAACCGTTGATACATATGGTCGCGTTACAAACGGTTCAACCGTACCAGTAGTGACGACATCCGATACTGGAACAGTAACCAGCGCGATGATTCAAAATGGGACTATTGTCAATGAAGACATTAGTTCTAGTGCGGCAATTGCTTTATCCAAACTCACAACATCTGGTGCAACAACTGGTGACTTGATTTCCTTTAATGGAACCACATGGACAACATCCGCTCCAGTTTCTAGCAGTAGCATCACTGTTTCAGACACTGCTCCGTCCCCAGCAGAACAAGGCGACCTTTGGTACAACTCGCTAACCCTTGACGCTTACATCTACTACTCATCAGCATGGGTGCAACTGTTTAACGACGACCCATTGGTTACAGACCTGCGAGATTTGACGGATGTGCTTATTGACGGAGAAACCTATGGTCAAGTGCTCTCTTATAACGGCACAGAATGGGCTAACGCATCTTTAGTTGGCATTTCTGCTTCTTCAACATCAAATTACACTCTCGTGTTGACGGACATGAATAAAACAATTGAGCGAGATTCCTCTTCGGCCAATACCGTTACGATTCCATTGAACTCGTCGGTTCAATTCCCAATCGGAACAAAAATATCGGTTTATCAGTATGGAACTGGCAAAACTCAAATTATTGGAGACACTGGAGTCACTGTTCGCTCAAACCCAGGTTTCTATCTATCAGCCCGATACTCCGTTGCCACGCTGGTAAAACGAGCCGCAGACGAGTGGATACTATTCGGCGACCTGAGCGTATCGTAGGAGAATCATGGCTATCTCATTTCCAGCATCACCATCAACAAATGACCAATTTTTCATTGTTGGCAAACTCTTCGTATGGAGTGGTACCACATGGAATAGAAGCAATTTATATGCGATAATTGACGGGGGATTGTCGTCAACAGCGGTTTCTGGCGATATCAACACAGTAGATGGAGGCGATGCCTAATGGCTTACAAGAAGATACTTTTCCGTCGTGATACGGCGGCTAACTGGACATCCGCTAACCCCACCCTGTCCAGCGGCGAAGTTGGATTTGAGACAAATACTGGCAAGTTCAAGATTGGTGACGGCACAACCGCATGGACCTCGCTCGCCTACACCGTTGGGCAAAGAGTCGCAACAACGGACAATGTCACATTCAACAACCTCACCGTGTCTGGCGACCTTACTGTAAGTGGCAATACAACCACTCTCAACACGGCAACACTGTCGGTTGAGGACAATATTGTTATCCTCAACTCTGGCGTAACTGGCTCCCCATCTTTAAACTCTGGGATAGAAGTTGAGCGCGGCGATTCAACAAATGTTGTTTTGCGTTGGAATGAATCAACCGATAAGTGGCAAGTGACGGAAAACGGAACCGATTACTACGACATCATCAATGCCACATCCCTTGAGGCGCGACTTGGCGAAGAGCACTGGCACAAGACTGCCCGACTTGCTACAGCGGCCGTATTGCCAAACACGCCGTCATACACCGCTGGCACCCTTGACTTAGACGGTGGATATGGAATTGGCGCAACGCTTGAGTCATCATCAAATGCGCGACTTGTAATTGACGGAACAAATGCAAATACCACAGACCGTGTTCTTGTAAAAAATCAAGCGAACGCCGCTCACAATGGTGTTTACGATGTAACCGCACAGGGCAGTGCTGGCTCGCACTGGATTCTTACTCGCGCCAGCGACATGAACGGTTCTCACGCAGGACAAATAAAAGTTGGCGAATCAGTTGGTGTCCGTGAGGGAACAAATAACTACTATCAGCAATTTTCAATATCAACAACTGGAACTGGAACAAACGGTGCTCACATTATCGGCACGGATGACATTACATTTGTTCAATACAGTGGAACCGCCTCCTTCAACGCTGGAAATGGTTTAACGGTAACTGGTAACACGCTTAATGTTGTAACTGCTGACTCTGGGCGCATTTTTGTCGGCGCCGATAGCATTGACCTTGCCGCAATTAACCAAAATGATTCAAGCGGCGCACCAGCACTTAATTTTATTGCTTCAATTACACGAGATGGATATGGACGAGTTCTCGGCGTGACAACTGGGGATGTTCAACTGACACTTGGAACAAATACAACGGGTAGTTATGTTGCATCTCTTGTTGCTGGAACTGGTGTAACCCTTGCAAACAACTCTGGAGAAAGCGCAACTCCAACTGTTTCAATCGGCCAGGCAGTTGGAACAACATCAAATGTCACATTCTCAACTGTTACTGCAAACTTGACTGGAAATGTAACTGGGGATGTTTCTGGAAATGCTGGAACTGCAACGAAACTTGCAACAGCAAGGAATATTGCTGGGAACCCATTTGACGGAACTGCGGCAATCAACATTGCCCCTACTGACCTAACTGGCGTTACTGCATCAGCATCGGAAATAAACACTCTGGATGGTATTACTGCATCAACAGCAGAATTGAACCTTCTTGATGGAGTTACGGCGAGCACGGCAGAACTCAATATCCTAGATGGGGTTACTGCATCTGCATCGGAATTGAACATCCTTGATGGAGCGACGCTTACAACCACAGAGTTGAACTATGTAGATGGTGTAACTTCTGCGATTCAGTCCCAACTAGATAACAAAGCAAGTTCAACTGCATCTCCAGTAATAACGCTTGGTGGCGATTTGACTGGTTCGGTTACGCTTACAAACCTTGGAAGCGGAACTCTCACGGCAACTATTGCCGCGAACTCAGTTGCCTTGGGAACAGATACATCTGGAAACTATGTAAATGATATTACTGCTGGAACTGGTGTCACGGTTACGCATACCCCAGCAGAAGGTTCATCTCCAACCGTTGCAATCGGGCAGGCAGTTGGCACAGCGTCTGAAGTAACATTTGCCAAAGTTACAACAACTGGGAATGTCGTTGTTGGTGGGAACTTGCAGGTTACAGGAACTACAACGACTGTAAACCAAACAAGTTTGGCAATTGAAGACCCATTGATTTACCTCAACGATGGAAGCACCGTATCAAACCCAGACCTTGGTTTTGCGGGTAACTATAACGACGGCACATACCGACATGCTGGTCTTTTTGCAGACGCATCAGATGGGCAAAAGTTTAAGTTCTTTAAAGGTTTGACCGTTGAGCCAACAAACCCCATCAATACGGCGCACGCTTCATACGCTGCGGCAGATGTTGTAGCAAATACTTTTGAAAGCACGGTTACAACTGGAACCGCTCCATTCACCGTGGCCTCTACGACGGTTGTTACAAACCTAAATGCCGACTTACTTGATGGTCAAAGCAGCGCTTATTATGCACCAGTAAACAATGCTTCGTTTACAGGAACATTTAGCGCTCCATCTGGAACGATTACCAGTTCAATGATTGCCGATGGGACAATTGTTGATGGAGACATCAATAGCGCTGCCAGTATTGCTCTGTCAAAATTGGCTGATGTGGTCACGAATGCTCAGACAGCAAGTTATACGCTCGTGTTGGGCGACAGGTCAAAAATTGTTGAAATGGGAGTTGGTTCAGCAAACACACTCACCATCCCGCCAGCATCGTCTGTCAACTATCCAATTGGGACTCAGATAAATGTGCTCCAAACTGGCTCTGGACAGACCACAATTACACCAGGTGCTGGAGTCACGGTTAACGGCACTCCAGGATTGAAGGTTCGGGCCCAATGGTCGTATGTTACGCTAATCAAGCGAGCATCAGACACATGGGTGGCTGTAGGAGACCTTTCGGCATAATTTATGGCAGCACAAAATCAATCTCTTGATAGTGGTGGTAAGCAACCAGGCACTCCAACGGTTGGCACTGTGTCGTACAACAACACCAACGGAGCAGTAACCGTCCCATTTACCGCCCCAGCATGGATTGGCAAGGGAACTATTACATACCGCGTTGTTGCAAGCACTGGAGCAAGCGCAACGGTATCAAGTTCGCCGCATGTATTCACAACTGGCCTGACTATGGGCCAAGCGGTTTCTTTTACCGTTACGGCGATTTCAAGCAACGGAGCCGAGTCCCCAGTTTCAGCATCTTCCAATACCATTACTCCTGGTGTTGCGCCAATTTTTACCACTGCGCCAACAATTCTTGCTAGAGCAAACGGAAGTGTTACGCTTTCGGTATCTGGAACGCCCAACACTGGGCCAGTTACATTTGTGGCGACTTCAAGCCCAGGAGGCATTACTGCAACAAGCAGTAACACCACATTGACGGTTACTGGCCTTACCAACGGAACCTCTTATACATTTACAGTAAGTGCCACGAGCCCGTATGGTGGCTCTTCAACTTCTCCATCTGCCGCGGCAGTCCCAGGCGTGGCACCAGGCGCGCCGACAATTGGCACCGCAACTGCTGGGAACGCTCAGGCAACTGTTGCTTTCACGGTTGGTTCTGCTGGTACTGGAACGACAACATATACGGCAACATCAACTCCTGGAAGCCTTACCGCATCAAATACAAGTGGTGCTTCACCGCTAACGGTTACTGGCCTTACTAATGGAACTGCTTATACATTCAGAGTCACGGCATCAAACTCTTATGGTTCAAATGTTTCTGCTGCGTCAAACTCTGTAACCCCAGTAGCGCCTCCGTATTTCCCGCCGTTCTTTCCACCGTTCTTTCCTCCATTCTTTCCACCGTTCTTTCCTCCGTTTTTCCCACCATTCTTTCCTCCGTTTTTTCCACCATACTTCCCTCCGTTTTTTCCACCTGCATTTAAGTAGTTGAATGCGATAAAATCGCTTTAACTATTACGAAGAGGGCGTATGCAGCGCAAAACAACAAGTCTTACAATTCTCCCAAATTTTATTTCCGATACTGACGCTAAAGACATTGTTAATTTAGCAATAAAATCAGATGGAAAATTCAATTTTGAAATAACTGAAGACGGGAAACAAATATCAACAGCAGATAACTCTGTTGGGAATATGGGGTGGGAAGAAGCACCTACAAAACTTCGTAATGGGTCTCCTTATTATGTTCCGTCTTTTTCAGCAGACCCAAAACCAACTAAAAACAATGGTTTTGCAATAAATTATCGCGAAGACACGGAACTATGGGCGCTGGCTGATAGGCATGTCTCTTTAGTATCCGAACACATAGGCAGCATGTTTGACATAGAAAAACTTGACCTCATGGCGACAATATTTCGCCGTGGTACAACTGGTGCAGCAATGCCACCGCACCAGGACGGTCCAGTGTTGAATGGTGCTCAATTAGTGGATATTGACTTCAGTTGTTTTATGTTTTTAAATGATGATTTTGAAGGTGGTTCTATACATTTTGAGGAACTAGGGGTTTCGTGGCAACCAATTTGTGGTTCTGCAGTTATTTTAACCAACACCTCAACCAAGTCAATGGTGCATGAAATCAAGCCAGTGACCAAGGGGGAGAGATTCTCTATAAATGCTTTTTTCAGGATTCCATAATCGGCTAGGATTTAACAATGACCTCCCCGTGGAAAGTTCGGCCTGGCTATTTCGGAACCACAAAAAACAATATTTTGATTCTTGATAATTTCATTGAACTTGAAGACTTGAAGAAAATTTACGGATTTGCAAAAGCAATAACTGAATGGGAAAACCCAGCAGCAGAAAATCAGTACGATGAAAACGGAGTCTGCATTTACGACGCTAAATATTGGAATAATCGCCAATGCCCTGCGCACCTAATCAAAAAATACAGTCCAGAAGTCCACGATATTATTGACTCATATATTGTAAAACTTCAGAAATACTCAGAAGATTTTTATAAAGTCAAACTAAGCAAAAGAAGTCCTGTTATAGTCAGGTGGTTTGATGGGCTTGAGCAGCGCCCACATGCAGACAAACAGATGCTTGATGGGTCCCCCAATCCGTTTACCGACTACGACCTCAACGGCCTCTTCTATTACAACGACGATTTTGACGGTGGGGAGTTGTACTACCCAGAACACGACTTGGTAGTTAAGCCACGACCTGGTTTGGCCGTCATGCACCCAGGCGATATTCACTATTTACATGGGGTAAAAACAGTCATCGGAAACGATAGATTTACAACACCTACATTTTATTCAGTTGAAGAACTTCTTTAAGGGGAAGCAATGAATTTTGAATACATCGGCGATAGAAAATTTGGGATTATCGCCTACAGGAACGCGCTTGGAAAAGAACTCAGACTACCCGAACGCCTTGAAGAGACTATAGGCAACAGCACGCAAGCACCGTTTATGTGGATGGACGCTCTAGTCGGATATGGGCAGAAAATGCCAGAGTACAGAGACTGCGTTGACTGCAAGATTAGCAACGAGCACATCAAACATCTTCCTGATGAATTTTCAGAAATGAAAAACATCTACGAAGATACAAAAAACGGCTTAATTCCATGTCTACAGGACTACCAGAGCAAATACAACATAAGCATGAATTTCATGGAAGCAATTAATTATGTGAGGTACAGGGAGAATCAACACTTCAATGTACACAGCGACCATGGCTTCTCGTATGTGTGCACGGTCTCGTCGGTTATGTACCTTAATGATGAGTATGAAGGTGGAGAACTATGGTTTCCGTACCTAGAGATGTCTTTTAAGCCAACATATGGCGACATCATCTTGTTTCCATCAACATTTATTTATGCTCATGCCTCAAAGCCAGTCACAAAAGGCACCAAGTATGCCGCAGTAACAATGTTTGACTACAACGACACATTCCACGATTACACGGATAAGAAAAATCCTTACGATGCCACGCCTAACTATTAAAAGAAGTTCTAACGAACTACCGATAGTAAAGCAATCTCGTATTAAGCGAGATTGGATGGACGCAACATACAACAAGCATGCCTATCAGTGCCTGCCAATGACCTATGCAAATGTCTACGGCTGGGAATTGTGCCTACCCCATGATGTTGTTGTTCAGTGGGATGGCACTACAAACCCAGCACAAATCATTTCTGGTGGGGAGTACGACGGAATGACAGTAGCGAGTGGCAATATCTCTGGGATGGTTTCATTCAGAACTAATTGCGCATTTCAAACAGACCTTGGGTACGACCTTTGGATTAGTGGTTCTCCGAATTATTTTGTTGATGGAGCAGAAGCGTTGTCGGCAATAATCCCGTCAAGTTGGTGGCCAGACCCATTTGAGATGAATTGGAAAATTAACAAAATAAATGAACCAGTGATATTTGAGGCTGGAAGTCCGTTTATGTTTTTCCATATATTTGATAATTTACTACTTCAAAACACGGAAGTAGAATTTGCTGATTTATTTGAAGATAGTGAATTTGTCTCTCAGCGCCAAAAATACGGTGAAATGAAAATGAAAAACCAAGAGGAAAATCCGTGGACATGGACAAAGGGAATTAAGACTGGCCTTGATGCTGACGGCAACCGTATTGGTCCAGAATTTTTGGGATTGCCAAAACTCCAAGAACCAAAATGAGCGAATCCATAACGCTTATGGCAACCCACGCCTATGTTGACAGCATCGGCGGCATTGATTACAGAACTGTAACAAACGATGTATTACAGCAAAAATTAGTTTTTGAAAAAGGTTACGGCTTTCGCGTTTACCCACAAACAGGCGAATGTGCTGCGTTGCGCAATAAAATTGAACTTCTTGCCAAT